GCAGAACGCGCAATGAAGATGGCGCGGCAGGTCAAAGAAGGTAAGTCTTGGCCGTGGCCCGGCGCTTCGAACGTCAAATATCCGATGCTGACGACGGCTGCGCTGCAATTCGCGGCCCGCGCCTATCCGGCCATCATGGGTGGGCCTCGCATCGTCAAGGTGAAAATAGCCGGCAAGGACGATGGCGGCCAGAAAGCAGCCCGCGCAGATCGCGTATCGCAGCACATGAGCTATCAGCTCACGCAGGAACTGCCAGAGTGGGAAGAAGACCTAGACACGCTGCTGCATCAAATCCCGGTCGTCGGCTGCGCGTTCCGCAAGGTCTATCACTCGGAGTTATCGGACGCGGGCTTCTGTTCTGATCTCGTGAGTGCGATGGATTTGGTGGTGAACCAAAAGGCCAAGCATCTCGACACGGTGCCGCGCATTACGCACGTGATCACGCTCTATCCATATGAAGTCGAGGAACGCCGTCGGTCTGGCCGCTTCCGCAATGTGGACATCGATTTCAAGACCAACGACGAAGGCGGGGAAGACGAGGAGGCGCCGCAAACGTTCCTGGAGCAGCATCGCTTTTGGGATAGCGACGGCGACGGCCTGGCAGAGCCTTGGGTGATCACGGTGCACGAGGGCACTGAAACGGTTGTGCGCATGACGCCAAACTTTGATCCGAAGAAAATCAAGGCCAACGATCAGGAAATCGTATCAATTCCCCGCAAAAACTACTTTGTGAAAATACCTTTCATTCCTGATCCTGATGGTGGTTTCTATGACATCGGCTTCGGCAAACTGCTGGAGAGCACGTCGGATATCGTAGACACCACCATAAATCAAATGATGGATGCTGGCACGCTCCAGAACGCAGGCGGCGGTCTGATCGGTGGCGGCCTCAAGATGGGCAAGAGCAAGATTACGCGCCGGCCGGGCGAGTATCAGACGGTTGAGGCGGCTGGTTCGGACATCAAGAACGCAATCTATGATTTCCAGCATCCGGGGCCGTCTCAGGTGCTGTTCAATCTGCTCGGTCTGATGATCGATGCTGGCAAGGACATCGCAGCAATTAAGGATGTGCTGACCGGCGACAACGAAAAGACGATGACGGCGACAACCACGATGGCTCTGATTGAGCAGGGCCTCAAGGTGTTCTCGGCGATCTTCAAACGGATTTATCGGTCTCTCACGCAGGAGTTCAAACTGATCTATGCGTGCAACCGGGACTATCTGAGCGAGGAAAAATATTTCGCGTTCCTGGATGAGGAAGGAGCCGTCGCGCCGCAGGACTACGCCGACGATCTGAACGTTCTGCCAAGCGCCGATCCGAACGTCATCACCGATATGCAGAAGATGGTGCGGGCGCAGTTCTTGCTGGAACAGGTCGGAAAGGGCAATCCATTCATCGATGGCTTCGAGGCGACGAAGCGGGCGCTTGAAGCGGCTGCGATCGAACGCATTGATGAGGTTCTGAAGCCGCCGCCTGAAGGTCCGAACCCGATAGAGGAGGCACAGCTTGAACGTGCCGCCATCGAGAACGACAAGCTGGCGGCAGAGGTTAAGAAAACGCTGGCAGAGGCTGAGGCAAAAACAGTCGGCGCTGCAATTGAGGCGATGCAGCCGCCTGAGTTGGTTGATGGTCAGCCGCAAACGGCGGAAGAGCAGCCCAACATGCTGCCAGAGCCGATGATGCCGCAAGAGATGGGGCCAGAGGGCATGCCACCGGAAGCTATGCCGGGCGGGCAGATGCCGCCTGAAATGATGGACCCTGAAATGCTGGCGCAAATGGAAGCCGAACAGATGGCTATGCAGCAAGGTCAGCCGGGGCCTGAAACCATGCCGATGATGCCGGGTGAGCCGCAATGAGGCTGACACAAGAGACCTATGAAGAGTGGCTTGCAAATCCCGTAACAGAGGCAGTGTTTCGGGTGCTTGTTAAGCTTGAATCAGAAGAGAAGGAAGAGTGGCTTGCGTTGTCGTGGGATCGAGAAAACCCTGATCCTTTAAAATTGGCCTACCACAAGGGGCGAGCAAACGCCTTTCGTGAATTGCTGGTAGCCGATGCAATAGATATCGAGGTACAGCTAAATGCAGACAGTAACTAAGGCGGCGGCCTTGCCCGTCACGCATCTCAACACGTCCGGCCTCACGTGCAAGCAGAACCAAGTGCTTGTGCGCAAGATTGAAGTCAAGGATCGGACGGCCGGCGGTGTCTACATCCCGGAAATCACGAAAGAACGCGACGAACACGCAGCCGACGAAGGCCATCTGATCGATGCGTCCCCGGCTGCATTCAAGGATATCGGGCTGCCGGAAGTCGATCCTGGTTCGATGTGCATTTTCCCGCGATATGCCGGCAAGAACGTCAAAGGCAACGATGGCGTGAACTACGTGCTGCTCAACGACAAGGACATCTTGGCAGTGAGGGCCGAATAATGGAACAAGAATTCCAGGAACACGAAGAGCCGGAAGCCGTCGAAGGCGTTGACGCTCTGCCGGTGGTCGAGGATGAAGGTGGACAGCCTACCGAGGGCGGCGAACCGCAGCTTTCAACCGAAGAACGTGCCCGTGCACAAGGCTGGCGCCCTAAGGATGAATACAACGGCGACCCGGATCGATGGGTTGATGCCCAAGCCTTCGTAAAGCGTGGCGAAGAAGAACTCCCCGTCGTCCGTGAGCGCAACCGGCATCTTGAAAGCCGGGTGACGGAACTCAATCAGAAGCTCGAACAGACCGCCAGCACCATTTCAAACATGGAACGCATGAACCGGGTGGCGGTTCAACGTGCCGTGCAGCGTGAGCGTGAGCAACTGGCGCAGGAATACGGCCGCTTGAAAGAGCAGGCCGTTGAGTTCGGCGATGTTGACCAGTTCCGCAACCTGGAAATGCAGGAGCGCCAGCATCTCAGCCATTTCGACAGCCAGGTGGCGCAGGATTTTGCGCAACAGCAGCCACAGCAGGCGCCGGCCAACGTTTACGAGATGCCAGAAGTGCAAACGTGGGTGAATGAAAACCCATGGTTTGAGACTAACCGCGAAATGCACAATATGGCGGTCAGTGTTTCGCAGGCGATCGGCGGCGCAAACCCGTCCATGCCCATGGCTGACGTGCTGAAACAAACGGCGCAGCGTATGCGCGCGATTTACCCCGACAAGTTCGGGGGATCATCGCAGCCGCAGCGCCCATCAATGCCATCGGTGGAAGGTTCCGCGTCCCGTGGCGCCGCTGTTAGGCAGAGCACACGCGGTGCAGCACAATTGCCGCCGGAAGCACGCAAGCAGGGCCAGGAGTTCGTTAGTGATGGCCTGTTCAAGAACCTTGATGAATACGCTCGAAGCTATTTCGAGCAGGGGGACGCGTAGATGAGTGATCGGCCCAACGCCCTGCCATGGTATCGAAAGCCAGACGCGCGCTATGGGCCGACAAACTTCCTGCTGGATGCTGCGGCTAAGTTCGTCGGGCAGCCGCTTTACGATGCATACAAAGGTATCGGACAAGCGGCAGGTTTTGAGCAAGACCCGAATGCGCCGAAGGGATACGTGAGCCAAGATGCGCTCAATCGCGCGGCTAACGGCATTGCGGCTGGGCAGCTTATGGGCAGCGGATTTGCGAGAGCGCCAGCGGGCGCGTTGCGCAGTGGTGCTGCCGGGTCTGAGCTTGATATGTCGCAAGCGGCTCGGATGCAGCGTGCAAGGGAGATTGAACAGGTCTGGGGTCCGAAATGGGATATTCTTATGGGACGAGAATATCGAATCGCGGAGGCTGCCGGCGATCTATCGACAATGTACGATATTCTTGCAGCAAAGTTGAGTAAAGCGAGCAGTATTGACCCAGAAATGCGGCCCGCCATGGAAAGGACTGTTTGGGATTTATATCATGAGATGGGGCCAGAAGGTCGCGCTCGGGCTGGTATTGAAGAAAACGCCGCCTTCGACCCTGCCAAATCATCAAGCAGAAACCTTATCGCTGCCGATCCGCTCGCTGGCGCGATGGTGCCAACATACCCGCAGCCACAGCGTAGAAACCAACTTCCAATGACATTTTAGGAGTCACTCCATGAGCGACCAAATCGAACTCGAATCCCGTGGCCGTGGCAGGCCGTCTCGCAAGGAACAAGAGCGAACGGAACGCCGCAGACGCGAAAACCACGGGGCACGTCGTGATCCCCTAGCCGTAGTCGGAGAGAAAAACCCGAACTATGTTTATCGTTGGATCAACGACAACAATCATGGCCGCGTCCATAGCATGACAGTCGAAGACGACTGGGATGTTGTGAGCACCGAGGAAATGGGCTCGAATGACAAGGGAACCGGAACGGTTCTCGAAAGGCCGGTGGATCGCCAGGGTATGAAGGCGGTCTTGGTGAAAAAGCGTAAAGATTGGTATGACCACGACAAGCGCAAGGAACAAGGACAGGTTGACGAGCTTGAAGAGCAAATCAAGCACGCTGACCACGGCGCGGATGGTCTCGGCACTGGCGAGGGATACGTCCCCGTTGGTGGGATTTCCATCGGCCAGCGATAAGCGGCCCTAATCACGGAATTACAACATGGCAAACACTGACACGCCACGGGGCTTGAGTCCCGTGAGTGATATGTCTGGGGCGCCCTATAATGGGCCTCTCATGCGCTGTTACGTTCCCGCAACGGATTCGACGGCGATTTATCTCGGTGGACTGGTCAAGACGGCCGGATCGGGCGATGCAGGCGGCGTTATGAGCGTCACCGGCAACGTTTCGACCGGCGATGCTGTGCTTGGCGTTGTGACGAGCGTTGAACCTGTCACGCGCGAATCGACCATCTACCGGGCAGCCTCAACTGAACGTTACGTTTATGTGGCTTGTGATCCGAATGCACTGTTCGAAGTGCAGGAAGATTCCGGCGGCGCAGCTTTGGCGGTTACAGCGATCGGCAACTCGGCCGATCTGACCGGGTTCACCTCCGGCTCAACCGGCACGGGGCTTTCAGCTATCGAAATCGACAGCTCGACGGCAACTGCCTCTGGTGACGGGACTGAGGATGTCGTCATTCTCGGCTACGTGCAACGTGCTGACAATGAAGTCGGCGCGAACGCGAAACTATTGGTGCGTCTCAACAACCATTTCTTGGTTGACGCTCAAGCCGGCGCATAAGGGGATAATGATATGGCTGGAACTATTACGACTGGCAATCATCCCGCCGCGCTTTGGCCGGGTGTGCACAAGTTTTGGGGGATGAGCTACGGCGAACACCCCAAAGAATGGGCGATGATCTTTGATGAATCGAAGTCATCGAAGAACTACGAAGAGGATGTCGAAACCACCAGCTTCGGCTTGGCTCCGGTAAAGAGCCAGGGCGGCGCGGTCAGTTACGACAGCCACCAGCAGGGCAACACAACGCGCTACACGCATGTTGTTTATGGTCTCGGCTGGATCGTCACCCGCGAAGAGCGGGAAGACAACCTCTACAAGACCAGCGCCTTCAAACGCACCAAAGCTTTGGCGTTTTCGATGCGCCAGACTGAAGAGGTGGTTGCGGCGAACGTGATCAACCGGGCCTTTAATTCGTCCTATGTCGGCGGCGATGCGAAGGAACTGATCGCAACTGATCACCCAACGCTTGATGGTACCCAATCCAATGAGATCGCCACAGCGGCGGACTTGTCGGAAGCAGCGCTTGAAAGCCTCGTGATCCAGATCGGTCAGGCGAAGAACTCGCGGGGCCTCCGTGTTGCGATCCAGCCTAAAAAGCTGATTGTGCCGGTTGACTTGCAATTTGAAGCGGAACGCATCCTGCGCTCTGAGCTTCAGGTTGGAACGGCCAACAACGACGTTAACGCTATCAAGTCCATGGGCTTGTTCCAGGATGGCGTTGTCGTCAACCACTACCTGACCGACACGGACGCGTTCTTCATCAAAACAAATGCCCCGGACGGACTGCGCCGGTTTACGCGGCGTGGCACCGACTTCACCCGCGACAATGATTTCGACACAGACAACGCCAAGGCGAAATCGACAATGCGGTTCTCTGTCGGCTGGACTGAATGGCGCGCCATCTATGGTTCACCAGGAGCTTGATGCATGGTCGCTGTAACCAGAACCGCTGGTGGCTATGGTGTTGGTGATGGGCCTACCGGGCGCGTCACCAATGCCGGCGGAACGTACTACATGGCCTATTCGTTTGATCCAACATCTGCAACCCAGGTGCTGCTTGGGTACATCCCGGACGGTGCGATTGTGGTTGATGTTCTTGGCAAGGGCGGCGCCACAGGTGGCACCAATCCAACCGTTGACATCGGCACATCTGGCGACGATGACGGGTTTGCAAACGAACTCGATTGCGATGCAGGCACCTCGTCTGCATTGGTGGCCGGAACAACCGGTGCTTTGCACGGCACGGCTGTTTCAGGTGTCACCGCAGTATATGGCAAGGTTGGTGCTTCGGCTGCGACAGGCGGCACGCATACCGGCTTTATCGTCTACACGGTGAGCTAATGGCTACCTCCGGCGTCATAACGTTTTCGAAGAATGCGGGGGAGACGGTAACTTTTGCCCTAAAACTCATCGGAGCGCTCAACGCCCACGACCAGACCGTCAACGCCAACGATATGGCTGACGGTCTGGTCATGCTGAATTTGATGCTGAAGGAATGGCAGACAACAGGGCCGAACCTTTGGCGCGCAGAGCGTGGTTCTGTGGCGCTGGTGAGCGACACGGCAACATATACGCTATCGCCAAGGCCGGTGAAGGTTTACTCCGTCAGATATCGCGACGCGAACGGACGCGATTTGCCCATGCATGAACTGACCGGCGAAGAATACGACGAGCAGCCGCTAAAATCGAATAACGGCATCCCAACCACGTATTGGCTCGACAATGGTACAACTGCAACCACGATCACAACGTGGCCGGTGCTCAAGACGGCGACCACGCAAACGCTGCAATATACCTATCAGCGCGTTGTCGAGGATATCACGACATCGATTGATAATTTAGACGTGCCGCAAGAGGCACTGCCGGTGGTGACGTATAATTTGGCGGCGCGGCTTCTCGATATGGACGGCGACAGCACGCCAACCGCGCAACGGATCATTGCGCGAGCCGAACAGATGCGGGCGCAATACGAGGCCTTCGACCGTGAGCAGTTTGTGAGGTTCCAGCCTGACATGGAGATGTATCGATGAGCGATCAGGTAAAAGTAACGTTCGGCGCGACCGGAACGTCTGACGTGTTTGAGACGGCGCGCGGCGAGGTGCCGATGTACTATATAACCGGGTTCGGCGTCGGGTCTGTTCGGCTGGAAGTGCAGATTAAGGGGGATTGGCTTCCTGCTTCTGCGGCTGTTACAGCTGACATGACCGTTGTTGCAGAGCCGTTTACCGGGTTAACCCGCCACGCGCGTTCATGGCGCCTCAACTGCACAGCCTACACCTCCGGCGATATCGTAGGCTACATTGGCTAGTTATGGCTATATCGCAGGCGATCACTGGGTTATCTGCGATGAATGCGGGTTCAAGGTGCGCTCATCGCAGACACGGCTGCGATGGGACAATCGCCTCGTGTGCCTCAAGGATTGGGAGCCGCGCCACCCGCAAGAGTTCGTGCGTGGGCGCAAGGACAAGCAGCGCGTAAACAATCCCCGGCCGGAGCCGGCGGATGTGTTTCTTCAACTGAACCAAATCACAGAGGACAATCTTGAAGGCTTGCCGGTTGATCGGGTGCTGGAACCGGCCGCCGCGTCGATCACATACACGACCGCCGCGCCAACTATCCCGATATTTGTAGCAAGCGGGTCGATCACTTACACGGGTCAGGTGCCGTTCGTCGTTGTTGACGACATTCTGCGTCCGGCATCGGCCAGCATTGAGTATTCAACCGCAACGCCGACTGTTGTTATCGGCATCAATGTACTGCCTGAATCCGCGTCGATCGAATATACGACCGCTGCGCCGGATGTGTTCGTTGATCAGGTGCCGAAGCCAGCGTCAGCCAGCATCGAGTACACGACAGCGGCACCGACTATCGTTGTTGATCAGATTATCAGCCCGGCAGCCGAAGCGATCACTTATGCAACGGCCGCGCCGGTCGCTGTAATTGATCAGATCATCAGCCCTGCCGCCGCAGGCATCGAGTACAGCACGGCAGCGCCAAACGTCGTGGCCAGCATTACGATTACACCGGCCGCCGCGTCGATTACCTACACCGGCCAAACGCCAACGATCCTCAACGGGGATACCATGGTGGATGGCTCAAGCAATCAATACGTTGACGAGTCCGGCAACTCTTACGGCATCGTTTAAGGAGCAGACATGGCAGCTGACGCATGGGTGGTCTATAACAAGACCAAGGAATACATTGGAGACGGGACGATAGACCTCGACGCGGGCGATGCGTTTTTCTCCGTCATCCTCGTGACAAGTGGATACACGCCCGCACTGACGCATTCGACCTATGCGGACGTTTCGGCCAGTGAAGTTGCGAACGGCAACGGCTACACCACGGGCGGCGATTTTCCTGGCACTGTGACATGGACGGAATCGAGCGGCACGGTCACATTCGACAGTGTAGACCCTGCATGGACAGCCGCGGGCGGTTCGATTACCGCGCGTTATGCGGTGTTGGTGCATGTCGCGGCCGGTTCCGGCGTTCCACAGTCAACCGACAAGATCATGGCATATTGCCTTCTCGACAACGCGCCGGCCGATGTAACGGCGGTTGATGGTGCTGACTTCACCATCCAGCTTGCCGCTGGCGGGTATTTCCAAGTGGCTAGTGCCTAATGGCTAATGTCCGGTGGAAAGATAAGTCGCAGATCACACTTGCGGCAACTGATCGATTCCCGGTCACGGATGTTTCGGCAACCAACACCGATGGATATGGCGAAGTCGGAGATATTCCGGTGCTTGGTGTCGGTCAAGAGACAATTTTCGTGCCTGCCGGTGCAATCTTGTCTGCTACGACCAACGGTGCCGCGTCTGCGCAAATCGAGACAACTACTAATGCTGTAAATGTTGCGGTTCTCGATTTTGACGACAGCACCGACGAATATGGTCATTTCCAAGTGCAGATGCCGAAATCGTGGGATGAGGGCACGCTCATCGTGCAGTTCATTTGGCAAACGACCGCAACGAGCGGCAACTGTATTTGGGGCATCCAGGCGGTGGCGTTTGCCAATTCGGATGCGCTGGATACTGCATTTGGGACGGCGGTGACGGTTACGGATGCTGCAGAAGCGACGGCCGGCGACGTGATTATCACGGCCGAAACGTCGGCGATGACGGTTGCGGGATCGCCTGGCGCTGAGGAGTACGTGGCTTTTCGAGTTTATCGAGACGCAAACGATGGATCTGACACTATGACCGGCGATGCCCGGCTGATGGGCGTCAAGATACATTACACAGTGGATGCGACGAACGACTCATGATTTACGCCAAAGTAGTGAACGGCGAGATCGTTTCACGTGAAACGAAGATCGCGCCAACATCGACCATAGCTTCAGATGGTGGCCCAACCTGGCGCCCGATCGAGGCTGATGGCCAGCCGAATTATGATGTTGCAACGCAAAATCTCGTGCGTAGCGAAACGATCGAGGTGGATCGAGTTTTTATTGCATGGACGATTGAGGAGAAATCGCTTGACGCTGCGAAGGCAACGCGGATCGACGCAATCAATGCAGATGCCGGGGCGCGGATATTGTCAATCATGCCGGAATATAAGCAGCGCAACGCTTTAGCGCTTGGCTTGGAAATGGCTACGACCTATGGCGCGGACCCGGCAGGATGGCCGAGTGCCGAACAATCCATTTATGCATCTGCATCAGCCGCATGGGCGCTCATCAAGAGTATTCGAGATGCGAGCAACCAAGCGGCTGCTTTGATCAATGCAGCCCAATCAAATGAAGAGGTGCGTGCGGTAATTGTGGTGTGGCCGGATGCTTAAAATAAGCAATCTTATTGGATTTGCAGTTGGTGGTGGTAATTCTACGGTATTAGACATCACTTATGCTGATGATTCAACTGGAACGCATGACCTTGCGACAGGGCCGCTAGTGTTGGCCTATCAGGCGGATAAAGTGCACAGGGTTACGCCGCGCTCTTCTATTGTTGTTGATGTTGAGTTGTGGGGCGGCGGCGGCGGGTCAGCAGAAGGCCGGGGCGGTGCGGCTGCAAAGGTCGATTTTTCTGATTATACAATGGTGGGTGGAACGGAGTACGCCATAGCAGTTGGCGAAGGAGGCCAAAATGGCACGGACACAAATCTTGCCGGGGGATGGCCGGATGGTGGCGCTCATCAGGGCGTTACATATAACGGTGAAGACAGGGGTTCAGGCGGGGGATCGTCTCGGTTTGCGGTAACATCTTCCCTCGTAAGCAGTGGCACAACAACTGCGAATCTCAATGATGCTAGTAGCACTTACTTGGCTATTGCCGGTGCAGGTGGCGGCGGGCCATCGCGAGGCGGATCAGCAGCAGCAGTCGCAGGCGAAGGCGGTGCAATAACCGGCGTTGCCGGTGGGACGTATGTTAGCCTAGACGGTGGCGGCGGTGGAGGCACGCAGTCTGCTGGCGGCGCTGGCGGCGTTGGCCGTACTGGAACGGGCGGGTCTGGCGCCAAATATGCCGGCGGGGATAGTCAATCTGCGAGCGATAATGCCGCTGGGACAGGCGGCGGCGGTTATTATGGTGGCGGTTCTGGCGGCGGTTATTATGGTGCTGGTGGAGGCGGTAGTTCATTTTTGGATGGGTCTCTGACAGGCAACAAAACAAGTGGGTCGGGACTAAATGCACCGTCAGGACAACCTGCAGGATATCCAAACGCGGGCGATGCAGTATCTGGTGCAAATGCCGGCGAGAATGGCGTCGTAACAATTACGTTGGCATCTTGATCATGGCAATTCGTTCGATTTCCCTTGGTACGTCATCCAATCCAGCTCGCTACGGCCAAGACGGTAACACGCGGCTGATCAACTGCTATGCCGAGCATGCCGGCGCCGAGGGAAAGATGCAATGGCCGCTTTATGCGAGCGATGGCCTGACATCGTTTGCAACGCTTGGCACGTCGGAAGGTGTGAGGGCCATGCTGCCGCTATCGTCGGCGCTTTATGTCGTGGCTGGACGACTTGTCTACTCAGTGGACCTGACCGGCACGGCGACCGTTCTTGGCGGCATCCCGACAGATGGCCCTGTGTATATGGCAGCCAACAGTCGCGGCACGGGGCAGCAGGTCGGCATTGCATCAGATGGCGTGTTTGGCGTGATCGACAACGGCCTATTTGAAATATACCAGGACGACAATTTGCGCGGCCCTAATTCTTTGGCCGTGGTTGATGACTACACACTGACATCAGCCGGGCGCGGTTATTGGCAAGTCTCTGCGCAGAACAATATGCGCTCATGGGACGCGCTCGAAACGGCCAATGCAGAAAGCTACCCGGACGAGCTGGTGCGCATCATCGCACACGAACGCGAGGCCATGCTGATCGGTTCGGAATCGGTTGAGTGGTGGCGCAATGTCGGATCGGCTGATTTCTCATTTGCGCGGGTGGCAACCAAACAGATTGGCACGGTGGCCGGTGCAAGCGCTGCCCGTGTTGGCGAAACGGTGTTGTGGATCGACCATGAAAACCAGGTTCGCGCCAGATCTGGCTATGGCGGGCAGGTGGTGTCAAATAATGCCGTTACGGACGCGATTTCGAGTGTCACGGATAAATCGACAATCAAGGGGTTTGGCTGGGCACGCGGGAAGCATTCATTCTATGCTATCCGCCATGCAAACTGGTGCTGGGTCTATGACCTTTACACGAACTTCTGGCACGAGCGGCGAAGCCACAACAGCAACACTTGGCGGATCGGGGATGTGTGCCGGTTTGCAGGCAAGGCAATCGCTGCAGATGCTACGACTGGCACGCTCTATGAAATGTCCGATACGGCATATGATGAAGCAGGCCAACCGCTTGTGATGACGGTGCAGCCGCCCAGTGTGCATGGCTATCCAAGGGGCGTGAAGATCAACCACCTGTTCGTTGACGCGATTGCAGGTGTTGGCGCGGTGAGTTCTGACACTGACGATTCAAACCCGCAATTGGCCGTGCGGCATTCCTTCGACGGCGGGAACAATTGGTCTGCCGTGCGTCATGAAAGTCTCGGCGCAGCCGGTCAGAGATTGAAGCGCATCAAAATGCGCCGCTTCGGTAAGTCGCGAGAAGACGGGTTTCAGTTCGAGTTGAGCGTATCAGCCAAAGTTGCAAAGGGCATCACGGGAATGGCCGTTGATGCTGAACCATTGAGGGCATGACGATGAATGGCAGAAAACCAATGAATTCCGAATATGGACCGGGAAATATGTATACTGTTGCTTCGGCGCCTCAATATTATCCGCTAAACTGGTGGGAGAACCCAATGCCGCCAAGGGATATGAGTCTCTACGGGGCGGGAATGTCGGGCTTTCTTGGGGGGACTATGGGTGCTGGTTTGGGCGGTGCCACTGGACCTGGAGCCTTGGCAACGGGCGCCGTCGGCGCGGGCGCCATGATGGCGGGTGAATACCTAGCGGACAGGGCTGTGCGACAACCAGCCCGAGATGCTTACAATAACGAATACAGCCCAATGCAACGCATTCCCAATGCGCTCACGCCGAGGTTCTGATGCCAACACCATTGCCGCCGCTTCCCCAGTTGGAAAACATCCCACCGGAGCTTTTGCAATGGCTCCGAACGGTCGAGGCAATCATTCGTGAATTGCAGGAGGGTAGCTGATGAGCTTCTGGGGTGAATTCACAGGTAGCTGGCAGCGCGGCAAAATCCGGGATGCTGGTGCCGCTCAGGTGGCCGGATACAATAACGGCATTCAGTCCATCAACGACCATAGCAGCAGCGCTAAAAACTATCTGACGCCATACCAGAACCGTGGCGATGCGGCTTACCGGCAATACACCGATGCGCTCGGCGTCAATGGTCAAGACGCTCAGCAAAGCTATTGGAACACGTATCAGGCAGACCCGCAACGCGGCTATGATGAAGACAGAGCCGTTGACGCTGCACAAAGGCGTGCGTCGTCAATGGGCCTTGGCAATAGCGGTTTTGCCGCTAAGGCCAGACATCGAGTTGGGATGGAAGCCGGCCGGTCATACACCATGGATCGGCTTAACAGGTTGCAGGGCCTTGGCGCGCAAGGTTTAGGCGTTGCCAATCAGCTTTCCAATATCGACATGAACACCGGCCAGCAGCTTGCCAATCTATACACGGGAAGGGGCAATGCGGAGGCGGGTTCACTCATAGGGCAGGCCGGCACTGGAAACACTGCGTTTAACAATGGGCTGGCGATCGGCGGAACGCTGATAAGCGGCTTCACACCCGGAAAAAGTAAAACGTCACCGTTCGGCAACATGCTCACCGGCATGAATTTCTTGGGATGATCTGATGGTCAACTATTTGCTTCCGCAAAGTGCGCTAAGGATCAACACGGCGCCGATGACGAACGCGCTTAACCAGTATCGCCAAGGCATGAACCAGCAGTTCGACGCTGAGAGGCAGGCGGACTGGCGCAAAGAAGACATGGACTGGCGTCAAGCACAGGCCAACAAGGCAGAAGCGAACAGCCTCAGAGACTACAATCTGAGAGCGCAGCAGTTTGACTTTCAAAGGCAGAAAGCATCGCAAGGACCGGCGCGGCCTTGGTGGGCTGGTCCACAGGGTCAAATCGATCCTGCAATGGCGCGCTATAGGGAGCTAGGCAGGCCCACAACTAACGTGAATGTGGGTGCAGGTGAAACGGCTTACGACAAAAAACTTGCTGAGAACAATGCAAAGCTGTTTATAGAAAGTCAGAAATCCGGGGCAACTGCGCAGCGTGATTTGAACAATCTGCGCGTGATGCGCAGTGCAATGTCAGATCCAAACCTTTACACGGGCACGGGCGGGAACACCGTGCTGTCGCTAAAGAAGGCGGCGCAAACACTCTTTGGTGTTCCCGTGGCCGGCGTGTCGTCCGGCGAAGTGGTGCAAAATCTTGCCAAGGGGATTGCGGTCTCGCTCAAGGATAATCTGGAGGGGCCTATGTCTGATTCCGACAGGCGGTTCTTGGTCGAGATGGCGCCCGGTCTGGCAAATTCACCGGACGGCAACAGGCAGATCATTGCGCTCGGTATGCTCCAAAAAGAATACCAGATTGCAAAGTCGAAAGCGATTAGAGAATATGCGCGCCAGAACCGTGGCCGGATCGATGCGAATGTCTATCAAGCACTCGGTGAGGTTGATCAAAGATTTGCGCAGCAGTTCTCCGGCTTGATCGCTCAGCTTCGCGCAGCCGGTGAAGAACCGCCTCGATCGCCCACTGCTGGCGTTCCGATCGGCGCGCTTCGCAGCCAGTACGGGCTTGAATGATGGCTGATTTCGAGAAGATCGACAGAAACCTGAAACGCATGTTCCAGGCTAAGGCGCCTGATGAGCATGTGTCAGCCTATCTTGCTTCGGAAGGGGTTACGGCCGAGCAGGTGTCGCAATGGAAGCAGCAACCTAAAACGGCATATGAGGAATATGTAAAGCCGGTTGTTGATAGCGCTGCGGGAATGGCGCAAAGCGCCTATACGGCAGTGGCCGGCAAGCATGATCCAAAATTCAAGGGCTTGCCAAGCATCGAGGATGCATCAGGCATAATCGATCCTTACGCAGAAATGTCAGGGGCCAATGATGCCGGATATGGTGATATCTATCAGAAGTCTCTCGGCGACAGGTTTATGCGCCGCTTCAAGGATGCCAACGGCTATGAAATCATTGAGTTTCGCGGCCAAGATGGCAAGCCACAGCAAGCCTATGTTAATCAACCCGGTCTCGATAGCAAGGATGTAAACCGGGCGATCGGATCGGCGCTGCCTTACATGGCAACGGCGTATGGTGTCGGTAAGGTGGCCGGCGGCCTTGGCACGGTGGGCAACATGGTTGCGCAAGGCGTTGGCGCAGCCGGCACGAGCGTTGCGCAGGATATCGCGGCCCAAAGTCTTGGTTCCAAACAGCCGCTTGATACGACCCGCGCGGCGGTGTCCGGCGCGCTCGGTGCGGGTGGCGAATTGCTCGGCCGTGTGGCCGGTCCGTTCATCCGCCGAATGATTGGCGATCGTTCTCTGGTCACGCCGGATGGAAAGCTGACGCCACGCGGGAAAGCGTTGCTCGAAAAGAACGGCATCGATCCAAATTTGGTCGATACCGAGCTGGCCAAGGAATTTAAGCGGCAAGCCACAAACGCGCTAGACCCGGCGGAAGCTCTGGTTAAATCGCAGACCGATCGGTTCGGCATCCCGACAACCAAGGGGCAGCGCACGAACGATCCGCAGATGCTCTTGATTGAAAAGGACATTCGCGCTGGTACGCTTGGCCCGCAGGCGAAAGAGAGCCTGCGCAATCTGGATGATGCGCAGAAAGCCGCGATTGACCGGGCCGCAAGAGGCGAAGCCGGCGGCGATGCTGGAGCCAACGTGATCGCGCCGAGACTTGCGCCGAGGCGCGGCGTGCAAGATCAGGGCGGTGACGTTCTCGGGGCTGGCGTCAAGCAAGGTTTCGACGCGGCCAAGAGCCGGATTAGTGCGATTGAGAATGAAGCGTGGAAAAAGGCGGAAAATATTGCGCCGCGATCGGGCGCATTAGATACATTACCCGACTTCGTGCGGAAGGCGTTAGGGCCTCGGCGTGTCGATATTCCGCCACCGGGTTCATCGCAGCCATCAGAGACGCCGGCCGCGCTCTCTATGGCGCGTGAGTTGGACGCTTACATAAAGGGGCGTGCTGGTATTAACCCGGAAGCTCCAGAGATACTTGGTCAACAGTCTATTCGTTATATCGACGAAATGCGCAAACGGCTTATGTCCATGAAGGATGGCGCGAAAACCTCTACAGACGCGGGGGCCGCCAAGGCGATATACCAGGCATTCGACGACTGGATGGTTGACGCGGCCGAAAAAAATCTTCTGACAGGATCGCCGGGCGCTGCTCAAGCGGTCCTTAATGCCAGGCGCACGACGGCTGAACTTAGGAGCATTTTGCAGCCGCGATTGAACGGCAAGAAAACACCAGCAGCCCGCATACTTGAAAAGGTTGGTGATGCGCAGACGGGCGAGGAGGCATTAAAGGCACTGCTTGGCGCAGCCGGCCCCAAGGCATCGCTTCCGGCCGGGGCGGTCGATGCCGTGAAACGGTACAAGGCAGCAGCCACGCAGCTCGGCGGAAAAGCAGGCAAAGATGCATGGAACGATGTTCGTTTGGCCCATTGGCTGAAACTGGTGGTTGGCAAAAACGGTCAAATGCTGCCAAATCAAACGCTGATCACATCGGTTGAAACGGCCTTTGCCAATCAACGCAGCTTGATGAATGTGCTTTATAGTAAAAATGAGCAGACATTGATGCGCCAACTCGCGCAGGCACTCAAAAGCGCAACGCCGAAAGACCCGAACCCGCCCGGATCTGGGACGGCGGTGCGCAGTCTGTTCCCGCAAATGGTGCAAGATACATTGAAAGCACAACAGCAGCGCTACACGTTCGGATCAAAGGGCCAACGCCACAAAGTATTGATTGCCAGGATATACCGGGCGCTGGCCAAGGTGGTGCCGCCAATGCTGGAGAAGAATTTCGGCGGCGCAACCGCGTCGAAAGTCACGACGCAGGCGTTGACGCCAAAAGCACCAAGTCTTGCGGGCTACGCTTCCGCGTTCTCTCCAGCCGCAACGACAGATCGGACAGCGGACTTTGCCGCGCCTCCGAATTCCCTCACGAGACGGTGATGGCTGCCAAAATAGCAATCAACCCACTGGCAACCAATGGCGAAAGACAATAGAGGTTGCTCCATTCGTCTTGTTGTATGTTGTGCCATGTGTGTCGGAGTTCTATGACCTTATGAACAGCCATGCCGGGAACGAGAACAATCTGCCAGCATAGCGCGTATTTGGCCCATTCTGGTTGCCTGTAGAGAAGTGCAAGCAAGGCCGCCGCAGTTGTTAGTCCCCATAGCATCAGAACCAACAAAGCACAGTTGATCGCCTTGCGGCGGAATGCTTTGGGTTTGTGCAAGTCGATGGCGTTTGCGTTTGTCATAAATTCAGCCTCGTCCGCTTGTAGCGGCAATATGAGGAGCAAATATGCCCGATAGCAGACTCATCTTCAAGCCCGGCTTTCGCGTCACCGACGAGAACGGAACGCCGCAGAGCGGGGCAACGCTGGAGTTCTACGACGCGGGCACATCCAACACCCGCGCGGTCTACACAGACAGTAGCCTAAGCACATCAGCAGGCTCAACCGTCACGTGTGATGCGGGCGGCTATCCAACCGTCTCTGATGTCAAGGCTTTGCTCTACACCGGCACAACGGCTTATAAGATCATCGCCAAGAAGTCGGACGCCACCACACTGTGGTCTCACGATAACATCCTCGGCGCGCTCGACACTTCGACTTTTTTAACCGGCAATGTCACGGCGGAAGCGCCGATTGTTGCAACGTCCAGCGATTCAACTCTCACGACAGCCGACAAGGGTAAGCTCTACAACGTCGATTGTTCCGGCGCGACGGTGACGATTACACTGCTATCTGCGGTTACGGCAACGGATGGTTTCCCGATCGGTATCCGGCACAATGGCACGGCAAACCAGGTTGTCATTCGCACGGTTTCGAGCCAGACCATCAAAAGCGCGTACAGCAGCACACATTTTGCGCTGCGATCGTTTGGTGAAGTTGTGTGGATCACATCGGACGGTGCCGGCTGGAACGTTTCAAGCTATGTGCCGCCGTTTCTCACGCGCGACATATCAATCTTTCGGGTCACTGACCGGCGCACCTCGCCGCCAACTTCGCCCGTGGTTGGTGAGCGCTACATTGTTGTCGGAACGCCAACCGGCGCATGGTCATCTTATGCAGAACATGACGTGCTCGAATATGATGGGCTTTCGAGCTACATCCAATACACTCCGACTGCTGACTGCGGATGGATTGCCTACGTCATCGATGAAGATATCAATGTGCAGTTCCAGGCAAGTGCTTGGACGAACATCGACACCGATGATAATGATTATTTAGTCATTTCAGAAGTGGTTGCGTCCGCAGCATCAGAGGTTGAGTTTACCGGCCTTAGCACCGACTATGAAAGCTACAAGATTTTTGCGAACAACTTCACGCCATCAACTGACAACGTATCATTGGAGGTGGAGTTCTCAAGCGATGGCGGCGGAAGCTATATCACAGCAGATTACGGTTATACATATCAGACACTAGCTTCTAGCGGTCAATCTGCAAGCGCATCGCAAATCAACATTGCAGATGGCGTGTATGATAACACGCCAAGCAGTTTTGAATTAACGCTGATTGATCCTACAACGGCAGCACCAACAACACTGTTCGGTGTAGGCTCAATACGTCGGGCTTCGTATAACGAAGCGATACCGTTTTCTGGAATACTGACTACCTCAACGGCGATTGACGCCATGCGGTTCACTCTGAGTTCTGGCACGATCACTGGCACATTCACGATCTACGGCATCAAGGGGGCGTGATGCATACCAAGGTTGTAATCGACCTAAAAACACGCACTGTCAAAACGGTGCGCATGTACCCGGTTCTTGATGGTGGTGATACCGTTGTTGATATGGTGCCCGATCCTGATCAAGTGCTGCCCGCCGGCCGAAAAATGGGAAGTCCTGATCATGCCAGCGTGAAAATTGGGGATCACTGGGATGGGGCGCGGTATGTCCGTCAAGCCACAAGGGAACAAATCAATCGCGAGCGAGACAGGCGATTAGATGGTGGCGTGGTGCATGGTGGTGTAGAGTTCCAATCAGACGAAGCGAGCCGGGCAGCGATAGCCAAGAAGACGACGCTTGCACTTGGTTTGATGGCGGTCGGAAAGCAGGGCGACACATTCACTTGGATTTCTGCAAACAACAGCCAGATCACAATGACAGCAACGGAATTTTATGATTTCGGCGATGCCGTCGATACATACGAAGAGAACATCCGATTTGTAGCGCGTAAGCTCAAAGACTCAAGCCCGATTCCGGGGGATTACGCCGATGATAAATACTGGCCGAGCCGAACGCTCGACTAAGCAGGCAGGGGCTATAGCAGACGCATTCGCTGCGCGCGCAAGAGACGGTGTCAATGGCGTTTCCACAAGTCGTGAAGTTGTTGTCCGGGAAACGATCTCCCCGACGATCGAACAAGCCATTGTAGACCTGCAAACCCGCGTTACCGATTTGGAGAACAGGCCGGAGCCGTTGATGCAGGTTGCTGCAAACGACGCAGTGGCGGTGCCAAAAGGCCTTGGTGATCTTCTGGAACGGGTTCTTTCCGTCGAAACCAACATGGTGAGCCAAGCAGACATCGACGAGCTTGCAAGCATCATCGGCGACATTGGCAACGCAGGCATGACGCATGCCGGTGTGCTTAGCAAACGTATCGACGCATTAGAGGCCCGTGTCTCAAATCTTCCATCGGATCTGCTGGCTGAAGTCGGGCGTGCACAAGCGGAACTGAGAGCGCGCCGGCCTTAACAGGCAAAGGATAATTTATGGCCAGATCGTCGATCAATGCGAGCCATCTGTCTCTGACAGCTATCGCATACATCATCGCTGGTTGCTCTGCGGTTCTGACGGGTATCTTTGGCTCGACGTTCGGCGGCGAAAGTTGGGTGCTGTCTGCGATATGTTTTCTGATGTTCTTCTGCATCTCATTGCTCTCGCCTCTTCTTTTCAACGCTCTTACTAAATCAGTATTGCAGCAGAACTGGGGAAAGATCGCGGTTTTTTTCTTGTTCGGATTGTTTTTCTTCGCAACCGACGTGATTACGAATGCTGGCACGGTGGCTCTGTTCCGCAAGGCCGATCTTGTGCGCACGGATAACCAGAACGACAAGGCCAAGAACGCACGCAATGAAGTCTCGCGCATCGAGAAGGACATGGCGACGATCAAGGCAACGGTCGCATGGAAAGGCGTCTACATTGGCGAAAGTGGCACGCGCTACCCGCTGACCGATCCAACCGCGTTCGATGAGCAAATCAGGTTGCAGGAAAAACTCGTGAGCCAAGAAGCGGCGCGGGTTGAGTGCGGCCCAAAATGCGAAGAACGCCAGCGCAAGTTGAAAGAGCTACTGGCGGCACGGGCAAACGCAGTTGAACGCACCGGCCTGCAGAACCAATATCGCACGCTTGATATTGAATTGAAAGAATCCAAAGCCGCAGCTGCGGAAACGCCGACGCAAGCCTCAGCCGCACTTGAGCACGCGCGCAATGTTGCGGCAGCCTTCACCTTGCAGATCGAGCCTGACAAGAAATCGCGGTTCTGGGCGAACTACGGCCTCAGTGCCTGGGGTGGGATTGCAACGTCATTGGCGTCGATCGCTGCCGCCATTTTGCTTGCTGCATCGACAGTAGGCGGCTGGCGTCGTCATCAAGAATACGAACCGGCGCCAGAAGCTCGCAATCCGTACCTGGAAGACATGCGGCCAGAGGTTGCTGGCGGAAACTTGTCTCATACGTTTGTATTGCAGGAGGGTGATGGTCTGGAGGCCGTGCGTATAGCTCTACGGCGATTGGCTGAGCGCAATCAAAAGGTCTCAGCATGAAGATCATTGATCACAAGTTAGGCGGCGCCCGCTACGATCAAACCGCACACATTGGCGATGTCATCGCCCCGACGCTGATTGTCGTGCACGGCACCGGCACGCGGATTGATAAGGGCTCGGCTGTTGACTACTGCAAAAAGAACGCGCGCAAGGTCGCATATCACATCATCATTGAGAGAGACGGCGAGGTTGTGCAATTGGCGCCGCTCAATCGCCGTGTGAACCATGCCGGCCGGTCAAGCTGGAAGGGCCGCCAGTGGTGCAACAGTTTCTCGATCTCGATCGGGCTTGTTGATCCAGGCAAATTGAAGGGCACGCCAAATAAGGCGATGGCGTTTTATCGCGAGTGGTTTACCGAGTTCGACGGATTGCAGGCCAAAGACACGCCACACCATGGCCGGGGCCACATCTGGCTACCCTACACGCCAGAACAGCACGCCGCGATCAATGAGGTTGTGGCGGCGATAAAGGCCGCATATCCCGGCATTGACATTGCAGGCCACTACCAAATCTCGCCAGGCCGCAAGATCGATCCAACGCCATTGATTGACATTGCAGCGCTGGGCGGCACGGCACCGACGCTCGATGAAGGCATGGCGGTTGCGGTTGAATCCACACACAAGACGCTGGCCAAGAAATCACGGGAATACAAATCGACCAATATCCTTGGCAGCTTGATGGCGGGGGGCGCGGTTAGCACGTCCGTTTTGGAGGCGGTCAGCATTTCGAACATCCAAGCCACAAAAACCTATCTGGACGTGTTTACGGGCTTCGTCAAGGCATACAGCGCACCTGTCGTGATTGGCGCGTGCGTGTTCGGCTGGCTGGTCTGCGAAGCCATTAAACATTGGAAGCGTGAGAGCTATGAGGCCGGCAACTATGTGCCGTCAGGTGATACATGATCTGGGCACTATTCAGGGCCGTAACGGGCTCATTCATGGGGCGTATGGTGGCTGTCGGTCTAGCTGCCCTTGCTGCGCTCGGCATTAACAATGTCTACCAGCGTTCGATAGGCGGAAAGCAAGCCATCGCAAAGGTCATTAAAAAATCGAACGAGGTTGCAAAAGCACGCAATGAGAAGGTCCGCAAAATTCGCCGCAATATCAGCCCTAGCACTGCTTGGAAGCGGCTGCGCACAGAATATGCCAACACTGATTGAGACGGCGAAGCTGTGCGAAGCATGGACGGTGTACAAGCCACGGAAGGGTGACCTGTTGAGTGCAAAATCAGCGGCGCAATTACTCGCCAATAACGAGGCGCGCATTGTGTATGGCTGCAAGCGTTTGGAGAACGAGGCGGCATGATGAGGACAA